GTCGACGGTGAGGAGGTCGCCAGCCATGCATAACCCGAGAAAGTCGCTTCTCGTCGTCGCCCCCGCGGCCCTGGATCCTTTCGGCCAGTTCGGCAATCGCGCCATGCGGCGTCACCCGCGGCGAGATCCGAATGGGCACCCGAACGGCAACCCGAACCCGAATCCGAACCCCAATCCGAATCCGAACCCCAATCCGAATCCGAACCCGAACCCTGAGCCCAATCCCGACGCGGCCGACTGGGCAAAGGTTTTCGAGGGCATGACCCCGGCCGAGGTGAAGGCACAGTTCGATCAGGCGAAGGACAATCGCGAGGCCGCGGAGAAGTGGAATCAGATTCAGAAGGCCTTCACGGGCGAAGGCGGCGATACGCCACCGGATCCCGCGCAGCTCGCCACGGACCTTTCTGCCGCACGGCAGGGTGAACGCGAAGCGAAGGTCGAGAACGCGATTCTGCTGCTCGCCCCTACCGAGGGCGCGAATCCCAGCTCGCTGATCGACTCCCGATCGTTCATGACCAGGATCGCCTCGCTAGACCTCGATCCCACAGCCGCCGACTTCAACGAGAAGGTGACCGCAGAGATCAAGGCAGTTGCGGCGGCGCATCCGCTCACGGGCATTCCCCGCGGCCCGCTGCCCAACCCGCAGCAAGGTAACCCCGGCCATCAGAAGACGGAATCGACCGTCTCGGCAGGCCGTGCGCGATACAAGGAACGAAACCCCAAGTAGACCAACACATTCAACGAAGGAGGGATCCGGATGGATCTCAACATCAGGACCGAACGCTTCGGCCAGGATGACCAGTCCTGGCTGGCATCGGCACATGGCACCGACACGGCACGACCGGTCAACATCGACGTGTCGACGTTCACGGCCGCCACTCACTACCCCGAGGGTTACCTCAAGTCCGGGTTTCCACTCAAGAAGGTCGGCAACCGGTACGGGCTGCGAACCAACGCCGACACCGAACCGATCGAGGGGCATCTCTTCACCGCGGTGAAGATTCCCCCGGGCGCGACCGTCGTGGTCGGTGCTCTCTTCTGGCATGGCGCCGTCCTGGCGGCGAAGCTGCCGTCTTCCGTCGACGTCGACGGTCAGGCAACTGCCCGCGACATCCGATACTTCTGAGGAGCCTGACTCATGGCACTAGTAATTAACAGCGACTTCATCACCCCGGCCGAACTCACGGGTTACATCCGCGAGGCTCTGGCCGATCAGGCAGTCAATGATCTGTCGCTGATCGACAATTTGCTTCCGGACACCCTCATCCCTGATGTGGACTTCCGGGCGAACATCACGCAGCACGGCCTGAAGCGGGCTGCGAAGTTCCGTAGCTGGGACACCGAGGCTCCGCAGTCGCCCCGCAAGGGTCTGACTCGGATTTCCGGTGAGCTGCCTCCGCTTTCGGAGAAGAAGCGACTCGGTGAGTACGACCGTCTGCGGCTGCGGAGGGCGAATTCGGCGATCCTGGACCTGATCCTCAAGGATGCCGTGGAGCTCGCGGACGCGATTCGCACGCGTCTGATCATCGCGAAGGCGCAGGCGCTCGTGACCGGCAAGGTCAGCCTGGCGCAGGACGGTCTCGAAATCGAGGCGGATTTCGACCGCAAGTCGGGACATTCCATCACTGCGGCAACTCTGTGGTCCGGTGCTGCTGATCCGATCCTCGATCAGGAGTCTTGGTTCTCGGTCTTCCGGGTTTCGAACTCCGGCAACCCGGGCCGCGCGATCACTTCGCAGCGAGTCATTTCGACACTCATGCGGAATGAGGCGATTCGCAACGCAGTATCTCCTCCGGGTGCTGCTGTGCCGTCCATCGTCACACTCGAGGCGGTGCAGGCCCTGTTCACTTCGTTCGGGCATCCGCGTTTCGAGATCTTCGACGCACAGGTCGAGGATTACAACGGTGACGCCACGCGCCTCATTCCGGACGACTCGATCCTCTACGTCGGCGGATCGAGCATGACGTCGACGAAGCTGGGCGAAACCCTGTGGGGTATCACGGCCGAGGCGATCGAACCCGACTACTCGATCGACGAGGACGAGGCTCCCGGCATCGTCGTCGGTTCGTACATCGATCAGGATCCGATCGCACGTTGGACGAAGGCTTCGGGAATCGGTCTGCCGATCCTGGGCAACTCCAATGCGACCATGATCGCCAAGGTTCTCTGATGGCGCGCCTGATCAGCTCTGTGCATGTCGCGGACGAGTCGGGCGTCAGTCATGTGTTCGGGCCAAGTGATGCGGTTCCGTCCTGGGCTGCTGCGAGGATTACTAATCCCGCGGCCTGGGACGGCCCGCCACCCGAGCCTGAATTCACGACACCCGGCGTGGTCGAAACCGAGACGGCAACCGAGACTGTGGCGGAAGTGGTCGCGCCCGAGAGCGCGCCGGAATCCGAAAGTGTGCCGGCCACCGAAGAGGAGTCGACGCCCGACCTCGTAGGGGAATCGGTGTCCGAGCCGGAAACGGTGGAGACCGAAACCGAGCCCGAGCCGGAAACGGTAGAGCCCGAGCCCGTCCCTTCAACACCGGCGCCGAAGCGTCGCGGTCGACCTGCCAAGGCTGCGACCAACAACTGAAAACCAGGAGGTGCCGATCCGATGGCATGGACAATTCCGAAGGATGTTCGCGACCGTTGGATCGGCCCTCCGACCGAGACGACAGACGAGCAGATAGCGGTCAAGATTGCCGACGCGGAGGATGACATCCTTCGTGCGGATCCGAATATTAAGGACCGCATCGACGCAAATGCGCTGCCGCTGATCCGGGTGAAGAAGGTCGTTGCTCGGATGCTGATCCGGCACCTTCAGAACCCCGAAGGTGTGCGCAGTGTCCAGCAGGGCGCCGGCCCGTTTCAGACGTCGACCACGTACGGCGGCGCCGAGCCTGGTGCGCTCACACTGACTGACGACGATCGCGAAGAACTCGGTATCCCGAAGCGGAAGACGCGGGCGTTCTCCGTGGATATGACGCCTCCGGGTGCGTATCGATCGAGAACACCCGACACGGAGTGGTTCTCGTGAAGCCGTTTCCTCGAGCTCACACGATCGGGATCCGCCGGTTCCAACAGTCCGAGGAAATCGACGCCGGCCGCAACCGGAAGAAGTCATGGTCCGAACCGGAACCGACTCTCGTGTACGGCTACGGCTCACGTTCGGACTACGGCATGTCCGAGCCGAACCAGCCGAACCGAGACATGGTCATAGAAGGCCTCGTGGTGCTCGCACCGCCGGAGGTGACGATCAGCGCTCTCGACCGCGTCGTGATTCCCGGCTACGACCACGACTTCGAAGTCGACGGCGAGGACTCCGATTGGACCAAAGGCCCGTTCGGATTCGCACCCGGCCGCTCAATCGCACTGAAGAAAGTGGAGAACTGATGACGATGGAATCCAAATGCGAAGTGACTCACGTCCGGACGTCGGGTCCGCTGGACGAGATTCGGATTACTTTCCCGGACGCAACGCGTGTGGCTGCGGGCAGAGTTTCCTTTCGCACCACGCTCAGGACTCGAAGGCTTGATCCGCACACTCCAGCCTCAGCCGTTACGACGGCGGAGTCGGTAACCGCGGTCTGCGAGTGTGGACAAGAGATCCCGCTTGCTGACGACAATCGCGGCGACTGCCTGGTCGAGTACGTCGATGAGAGTGGATCGACATTTGTCGCTTTGGCTGACCTTCCGTCGCCGCCGTGCTCCCACTGGTCGACACAAATCGAGAAGGTGGTCCGCAATGTCGA